TCAGTCCAAATCGTGGTTCGGCTGCGAAGCTGAAACCCGGCAGCGCGGTAGGAAGCAACCGCCATATCGGAAAACGGATAGAGCCCGCTTTCGCCGGTCGCGCTGCTGCCTTGATAAAAAACCGTATCCTTCACATGGTCGCAAATGACCGCGCCAGGCTTGAGCACCCGGAACAACTCGCGCGCAAAAAAACCATGATGCGTCAAAAACTCATCGTCGCTGTCTGCGTTGCCCATGTCGCGCTCGCTATCGCTGTAGATGTATAGCGACGAGTAGGGCGACGAAAACACGGCAATATCAACCGATGCATCCGGCATCTGCGCCATGACTTCGACGCAATCGGCATTCATAATCTGCCAGTTGCGGCCATTGTAGGTTTGCACTTCCATTAGTCGATTCCTTCGGATTTAAGCCACGCCGGGAATTTGACCGGCACTCGATCACCATAGGCTATGCGCAGCCCGGCGAATTGTTGCGCCTCGCGCATGGCGTTTGCCATTGCTTGTTTCATGGTATCGTGGTCCTTAGATTTGCGGCGCACCGCTTCCCATACCGACGCCTCAGTATCGCTTATCACGATATCATTTTTCACCCGCTGGTTTTGTCCAAAGCGATGCGAGCGGCGCACGGCTTGGTAATGTTGCTCATAGCTGAATGAAATCGACGCAAACACGGCATGCGCGCAGTGCTGCCAGTTGACGCCGAACCCCGCCAGCTTCGGCTTGGTCACGATTGCCCGATATTTGCCCTCGGCAAAGCCTAGAAGCCGCGACTCCTTTTCCTCTGGCGATAGCGAGCCATGCACCTCCACCGCGTCGGGGATCGCCTTTGCCAGCCGCGCGCTTTCCTCGTTTGTCTCACACCATACCGTCACCGGCGCGTCATGGGTCGCAAGTTCCGCCGCCAAGCCGCATCGCTGGTCAAGCGTGAGCCGCTTTTCTTTGTGGAAGCTGGTCGCGCTCATCTCAGGAATACGGAATAGCAAACCGTCATCGGCAGCGCCTATCATGCGATCCGCCTGGACAATGTGCATTTCCCGATCAATCGGCGGCAACGCATACCCCGCATCATCGCCGCCCAAATCACTCGGCAGCGTTGCGCATCGCGACCAGGACGCCACCCACTGCCAAAATGGCTTTTCCGCGTGCCCCTTTAGCCGGTATGCACCCATCTTCTTTTGGTCCGCTATGAACCATCGCGCGAGCATTTCGGGCCCTGGCATCACGTCCAGAAAGTCAGAGTGCTGCCCTAGCTCCATATGATCGTTTGGCGATGGCGTAGCGGTTGCCGCCAGTTTGTAACGATGCCCACGGAACGCTGCGCAAAGTGCAGTGGTCGTCTTGCCTCCGAACGATTTCAGGATGCTGCTTTCGTCCAACACAATCGCCCCGAAGGCATCCGGGTCGAGTTTTGGCAGCCGCTCATAGTTGGCGACCATGACGCCGGCACCAACTTCGGATTGCTCGCGGATTTGCCGGGCATCAATGCCGAATTTTTCGCCCTCTCGTACCATCTGACCGGCGACGGCCAGCGGCGTCAAGATAAGCGATGGCTTGCCAGTTTCCTCTGCCGTGATCCGGGCAAACTCCAGTTCAATGAAGGATTTGCCAAGGCCGGTATCCAAAAACGCAGCCGACTTGCGAGCGTTTAGCGCGAAGTCCAGGCAGTTGCGCTGGTGCGCTTTCAGCCCCGCCGATGGCTCGCATTCGATGCCATCCGCAAGATCTGCACCTGGCGGCGCCTTAGAGGCAATGAACCGCCGATACTCTTCGATTGTCGTCATCTGTCATCCGTTCCTTTGGGTTGAAACATTGCGCGGTTTAGTCCGTGCCTTTATCTCGCTGGTAGTATGGACACATCCCGCACGAATGGAAATGCGTCATTGCCGGGCGCAACTCAGGATGGAAGCACCAGGCGTTTCGCCGGGTTTCGTCGATAGGCTGCCCCCAATGCCGGCAGGTGCCGCACTGTTGCGGCTGGGCTTCCTTTAGAACTAGGCGGTAGGTCACTAATCACACCCCGGCCCAATTGTGCCGGCATCGTCACGGCTTACAAATTTTGTCCAATGCCGCCAGCCTTGCGGGCACCAGAAGCCCCATTCGCGCACTCGCGGGCCGGTTACGAAAATTGTCCAAGCCGGCACTAGCGCTTCGTCTACTTCGTTCAAAATCACCCGGTGCGGCGTTTCAGGCCGCCGCAATATCGGCCGCCACGCGGGCCGGTTAATCTCAGACTCGCCACCGGGCATTCCCACCAACTCACGATATCCGCCCGCTAACGGAAGCGATAGCGACCACCAGGGGTGATCGTGCAGCGCCCGGTCATCATCCGAACGCTCGAACTTGTGCAGGTAAATGTTAAACCACCGATTGCGCGGTATGACATACCAACGGCGCAAATACGCTTTGCCTTCCTGATGAATGACAAAGTCGGCTGGTCTAATTAAACGCGGTCGCTTCATCTTTATCTCCTGTTTTGTTTGGCAATAACTCATATTCTCGCCTCCATAAACGCCGTCACGAACGCCGCCGCGTCTGGTGCGGAATCGTTATAGAGCGCGGTCATGTGCTGAACTCGTCCGTTTCGTCGCCGCCGTCATAGGCCGGCGCATCGGCTAGGGTGAAATGCTCGGAAAACAGCACGTCCGGCTCAATTGTGACCACCGTGCATTCGACCGTCCCCCAATACTTGCGCACGTCGAGGCGCGACACTTGGCGATCATCACGCCAGGCGACGCGGTTAAGCCCGTCTTGGACTGCTTTTGCCACGTTGTCACCGTCTGGCGTGCTGGTATGCGCTTGCCCTATTGCCGCCGCACGCCGCGCTTTTGTCCAGCTTTCCGGCGGCTTGAATGTCGCAATGATGGTAAGCCGCACCGGCCCTTCCATCGGCTCCGGGAAATGCGGGCGGGCGAGCATGCCGACTGCATCCTGAAATGCCTTGGTCTCTGGCAGCGTGTAGGAGTGCCGCCCGTTCCGCCCGGCGCGTTGCTTGCCGACCGGGCGTCCGGGGATCGTGAGTAGGACGGGCTCAATCATCCGTGCCTCCATAGGTATTCCCTGCCCTTGTCCGTAATCTGAAAATATGACGGGTTGCCGGGGATAGCCGAGCCGACGCGCTCGACATAGCCTTCCCGCGCGAGGTAACGCAGCACGCGCGACCCCCACTGCACGCGACCGGCCCGCTTGTTGCCTTCCGCGCGATGGCTTTCCACCACCAACTCGCGCCCGCTGATTTCGCCGCGCTCGCTTGCAATCGCCAGCACTTTGCGGCGGGTTTCGGATAGCTCAGTCATTTTGCTTCCCGCTTGACTTTGGCGATCAGGTCGAGGGCTTCTTGCTCATGGCTCAAGCCTTCCAAATCTCCCACGATCTTTTCAATAAACGCCAGCAGTTCCGGCGCGGCGGCGATGAGTCGGGCGTCAGCCAGTATACGGCGCGCATCAGCATCAGAAATGCCTTTTGCTATTGTTGGTCCCCCGACCGCAATCCGCGGACCATCTACCGCCACCCAGCCCCAATGATTATTCTTGTTTAAAGTTACACCCCAAGGCCCCGGCGTGTGTTTCGCTTCACTCATCGTTTTTCGTCTCCATCAGGTTGACCGCGCCCTTGGTCGTTTCATAAACCGCCCGCGCGAGTTCAAACGACGGCTGCGCATTGCCGCCGTCGATAGCCGAAAGCCAGGATTGCCGAACGCCAACGCGCTCCGCAAAATGGCCCATGGTCCAGCCGTTGGCGGCGCACCATGCTTTGATCCGTCTGTTATTCATAGGCTCCATTGTCCCGTTAATTTTTATGGCGTCAAGCGTATTTTTTCGGTTGACGCCATAAATTCTATGGCATAGCGTTGGACATAACGCAACCCAAAAAGGAAACAGCAATGCCTGACAAAAGCACCTACCACGCGGCAATCGGATCAAGCGGACAGGGCCAGGTTTTGGTTTATCAGGGGCAGCACAGCCCCAACAAAGTCGGCGTGACCGTCATGGGCAAGGACGGCCAGCAGCAGACGGCCGACCTGACTTACCCCGAAATTTACGCGCTGATCGGCATTTTGCAGGGTGCCAACATGCGACTGCTGGATGGCTGCAAATGAGCGCCGCCGAGGAAGTGCACCGGGGCATGATGACCCCGCGCCGCATGCTGGAAATCCTCCGCGATTATGGCTTCGAGGACGTGGCAGCCGAGTTCGAAGTGATCAACGTCATCGGCAGCGCGCGCACGGGCGGCAGCGACGAATGGCTGTACCGGCGTGAGGATTTGCACGAATGCCAGGCACCGGATTGCGAAAACGTGTTTTTGCGCGAAAGCGACCTGCGGCACGGGCTTTGCGAAAGTTGCATCGACACGGCGGCAATCAACAATCAACAGAACGCAATGAGTAGGAACCGATGATGACCGGAAGCAATCGAGACATCTTGGACGCGGCCAAGGCCGTTGCTGGCGAACCCGAAACCCGCCGCGAACGGCTAGCGGGCATGGCGATGGCGGGCTTGTTGGCGGGCATGCCGGAAGAAGGCGAGGACATTGACATTGTCGCGAGGTGGGCCGTCCGCCACGCCGACGCGCTGATCGCGGAACTGGACAAGGGGACGGACGCGCAACCCGACGCCAAGGATGCGCCTGCACCGACCGCCGCGCCCTGGATTACCCTGTATTCGGAGGGGGAGGCCGATGACTGATCCCGCGGCGATTACCTACCATCATAGCCTAGAGCAAGGCAGCGACGAATGGCTGGCAGCACGCCGCGGCATCCTGACGGCAAGCGAAATGCACCTTGCCCTCACGCCGACGCTCAAGGTCGCGAACAATGACAAGACGCGCGCCCATGCGTTTGAGTTGGCAGCTCAGCGCGTGACCGACTTCACCGAGCCGCATTTTGTCTCGGATGACATGCTGCGCGGCACGGAGGATGAAGCCGACGCACTGTCCATTTACATGGACAAATACGAACCGACGGCCAAGGCTTGCGGGTTTGTCACGCGCGATTTCCTCGGCTTTCTGATCGGCTATTCGCCGGATTGCATTGTCGGCCATGACGGCCTGGCGGAGGCGAAGTCGCGCCGGCAAAAGTTCCAGATGCAAGTCATCTCGCAGCAAATCGAGACCGGCGCGCCCTGGATACCGCCAGAGCATGTCCTGCAATGTCAAACCGGCTTGCTTGTCACCGGTCGCCAATGGCTGGACTATATCAGCTATTGCAGCGGCATGCCGATGGTCACGATCCGCGTCTATCCCGATGCGGAAATGCACGAGGCGATTGTCGAGGCTTCCGAGGCGTTCGAGGATCGCGTGCGGGGCATCGTGAAACGGTATCTGGACGCCAGGCAATCGCTGCCGCGGATCGTCGATACCGAACGAAAAGAGCGATTGGAGATATTCTGATGAGCGACATGGAAGCGGCCATCAAGCCGAAATCTGACCAGCTAAACGCGGACGACCTTATCACCGGACCGCGGACCATCACGATCACCGGCGTCGACGTGAAGGCCAGCCCAGAGCAGCCAGTCTCCGTGCGCTACGAAGGCGACGGCGGCAAGCCATGGAAGCCATGCAAAAGCATGTGCCGCGTGATGGTCGAGGCGTGGGGTGCCGATAGCTCGCAATACGCCGGGAAGCGTTTGACGCTCTATCGTGACCCGGAAGTGACCTTCGGCGGCATGAAAGTTGGCGGCATTCGGATTGCCGCAATGTCCGGCATTGATCGCGACATGAAGGCGGTCTTGACGGTCTCAAAAGCCAAGCGCGCGACCGTCACGATCAAGCGCCTGGAACCTGCAGCCGACAAAGCGCAGCCAACCGCCGAAGCCATTCAGGAAACCGTTGATCTGATCGCGGGCGCAGACACACTGACCGACCTGCAAGGGCTTTGGCAAATGCTCGCGCTAGACCTCAAGCCGGTGCCGCAGGTGATCGCGGCGAAAGATAAGCGCAAGGACGAACTGATGAAACAGAAGGAAGATGACCAATGACCCCGACAACCGACATCACCGGCGACGCGAAGCCGTATAGCCAGCTTACGGGACCGGCTACGCGCTACCTCTTGAACGGCGAAAAGATCGTCGCGGAGGACTTGCCGCCGAACAAGGCCGCGTTCTGGACCGAAGACGGGCTCAAGCGGTTTCGCAACCCGCAGCCCGTGCGTCACAAGTACCTGGGAGCGCCAGCATGAGCAAAAACCCGGAATGGTCGCAGGCCCTCGTTGCTCACGTCGCGGCCGCAATTGGCGTCACGCCGAAGCACCTGACGACTTCCCCGCATATGGCCGAACAACGCGGCGGGGCGATGGTGGCAATTATTGGCGAGGTCAATATCAGCGCCAGTCGCGCAGGTCCAATGCTAGGCCTGCGCTATCACCGAATGCCGCTCTACTATCAGCGCAAAATCCAGCGCGAAGGCTTCACCAGCGCCAGCTTCAAGACATATCACGCCGTGGTTGACTGGATCCGCGCGAACCGGGCGACGATTGAAGCCGAGGAGGACGCGCGGCCGGAGCGTCCGGGGCGCGTCAAACCCTGGACGGCTGCCGAGATCGAAGCGCTCAAGCGTGCGGTTTATGAGACGCCGACCGGTGCCGACGTGCGTGCGGCGGTCCCCACGCATGGGCGCGATGCGATTGAAAAGATGATGCGGCAACTCGGCCTTTCCATCAAATCCGCCGCCGCGGCCAAGCGCGCGCGCGACCGAGGGGAGGTGCCATCGCCGCCGAAGCCAGCC